TTCTAATACTGGAGCATAATTTATACTTCCTTGGTCTAGACGCTGATACATATTTCCAGTAGAACCGTTTGTAGATGCTGCAATGTATGTTTGATAGTTCCGAGGATTTACAGAAATTGTATGATTACCTGAAACAGTAGCACCGTTTGTATCAACAGGGTGACATGATTCTTCATCAGAATAAGGAGCAGCACAACGGTAAATACCTCCAGAACCTGAATCTTTGGCATATAAAAATTGATTATCTGCTTCGACTGCGATCGGAGTTTTACCTGCTAATCCTTTTTGTGCATTCCATCCTCCTTGAGCGGATCCTGAACTTGAGTATACGTTGGTTACACCTCCATTGTTTACCGTAGCATAAGTTGATCCGCTTGAAGCAGCAACAATTCCTGTGCTTCCTTGTGGAGAAGAAATAGGAACCCAGTTTCCAGTAGTACATGGTTTAGAACATCCTTGGTTTCCCACAAATATGAACTGATCGGTAATGTTGATTGTTGGATTGGAAGGAGGAGAACCTGGAACAGTTTGAGAACTCCAACTTCCTGAACCGTCTACTTGTTGAGAGGCAAATGTTAAAGCATTACCTGATTGTGTAGAAGTGACTTCAACTTTCTTAGATAATTTAAGGGAGAGTGTTTGAGACTTTGCGAATTTAGTTGTTAATGAATGAGAATCTCCGTCATTACCGTAAAAAGTGTACATCCAAGGAGGACCTTGCCATGATGGATTTGTTCCGTAAGAAGTAACTGTAAAGGAAGCGGTTGCTCCAGTATTATCTGTAAGTGTTGCAGTATATGTTTGTCCTTGACTGATGGCGGATGCTACAGGTATAGCATTATTTCCTAAGAATGAACTACTAACAACTACATAACCACTTCCAATATTGATATGTCCTGGAGGCATACCTACATCACCGATTGGTATATTTCCTGTTTGAAGATCTGTAGAAACAGAGGATGAAACGGTTGGTGCTGCTTTTGCGTTGTAAAGAACATATACAGACTGTCCATCAACTGCGATATCAATAGGCATGCCAATGATTCCAGGTGGTTGTTGAGAAACAGCTTTCCAGTTTGTTCCATCACATGGTTCACGACAGCTATAAATAGTTCCTGTATAGTTAAATCCCCAAACATAACCAGCAGAGGATGCTACTATTTTATTTAATTGACCTGGTAAGGGACTCCAACCAACAACCTGCGATAATTGAGATTGGACATATCCCAAAAGACTATTTGATTTATTTTGAAAATCTTGGGAATAACTGCCCATTGCTTCTTATATAGTTTGTAGATAATTTGATGTTTATAAATAGTAATGAGTACAACACCACAACCTTCTTCACCATCAGCTGCTTTGATGACGACGACTACAATGACTCCTCAACAGTTGTATCAAGGTGGTGATTTGAATGCTCAGTATGACGCAAGTAGCTATAATAATGTTCAAATGTATCTAGAACAATATGGACAATTAAGAGATCAATACGTCCAAACAATTAATGCTGCTTTACATGAAGAAGATCAAGGAAAAAGATCAGCAATGATGCCACAAATTAGTTCATTAAATGAACAACTTGTTAGTTTAGTAAACAAGATTCAAAGTATATACAATCAAGGACAATCTGTTTTATCCGTTCAATCTACCGAATCAATGCAAGATGCGATCAATCAATATAAACAACAATTAGAAGAATTACGAACAGATGAAGATGAACTTGTAAAACTTACTCGTCTTTACAAGGACATGCAGTCACAATCTATTATTCCTCAAAGTACATATACTATTTGGATTTTAGGAATCGTTATTCTTTTATTCGTTGTATTTGTCTTATTTGTGAGTAGTATGTTTACTGAAACACAAACAACTGTTCTTCCTACTACACCAACTGTTCCAACAATTACAATACCAACTGTAGAATCAATAAATGCCGCTATACAGAAGTCGTTTGACTCACTGAAGACATCGTTGGGACTCCAGTCTGCGCAGGCAACAACGCTTGTATAGATGGAACCCAATACCAAACTAAAAATATAATTGGAAGAATGATTAAGATTAATCCAAATCGAAATAAGAAAGCATATCCCGTAGAAATATCTATTGCTGGTCCTTGTTCTTGAGATTCATATCGTTCTTTGGCGGCTCGATATGTGTCTTCAATCGTTTGTGCGTTCTGAAACAGTCCAGAAGCATTATCATAAATGTCGGAAAGTTCATTATTACCTTCTTCATATGATTTTGCGAAATGTTTCATATCGTGTTTTTGTTCTTCTATTTCTGCCTGTCGTTTCTGAATAGCATTTTCAATCGCATCTTGGGCATTCTCGTATGCTGTTTTATACGCAGTGTTTCCAGTAGACAAAAATTGAACGTAGTTAGACTTATACTGAGCAAGAAGATCCTCAAAGTCCTTGTTCATCTATATTATACACTTGCTACACAAAATCGATAATAAGGTGTCGCACCTGCTGTCTCAGAAAGACGCATAATTTCAACTATATCACCTGGTTTAGCACCAATCCAACGAGCAGGTGGATCTTGAGACCAGATAAATGGCATGGGCATGTATTCCTTGTGTTTCATTGCAATCTGTGGAAGTAATGGTTGTTCAGCAGTAAGTTCAATATGGTCTTGACGCATTTTATCAGTAATCTTATTCAAGTCAATTCCAAACTTTTCAAATAATGCTTTTCCTTCGTCTTCAGTGATGATACGATGAGCGGGAACGTAGCGATGTTTAGTTATATCGAACGTTAATTGAGCAACGTGAAACAACTGAAGAACATCAGAGTATTGACAAATTGTTTGTAGAACCTTTTCAGACGCGGGGATAGGAACAATAATAATACCTAATGTTCCACCATATTGTCGAGTTAAATCTACGATTACGGGAATATCTTTTTCGTGTATTCTGGCACGGTTACTGGTGAATACAATAACGTTTGAGATCTTGGTTACGATAGCAGGAAAGTCAGACTCAATGACTTCTTGCGTTTCAGTATTGATTCCGCGTTGGGAAAGCATGAGGCGAAGGATTTCGTCAGTAGTCGGCATCTGTGTATGTTATTATTCTTTCCTGTAATTGTTTTATCCATTTTACATAATACGGAATGAAAAATACAACACTTCTTGCTTTGGCTATCGCAGGACTTATTGTTGCAGGAGTTCTCCTTTCTGGATCTCGTGAAGGTTTTGGGGTTCCTGAATTTCTTGATCGCACAAGTCAGCGTCTCCAAGAAACAGGCGAATTGTCGTCTTACGCTCAGAAGACGACGCACTTGCGGGCTTCGGACTTTCACAAACCTCCAAAGGGGGAACAGACTGGACATCGGGTTGGACAGTGGTGGGGATATAATGCTCTATTCTAGATGGATCACGACGACAGTCTTCCACCATCTTCCAGAACTCAATAAAATCATCTAAGTGTTCTTTCATCCAATTAAGATCTCGACGAACATTTTCAATACGGATGTTGTTCAAGGTCCAGTAAAGAATACGAAACTCTTCACCTTCTAAGGACTTTCGCCATACTGTGTAATCCATCTCTTTTGGTTTGTAATCTACTTTTCCGTTATCGTAGATGGCATATACTCCTTTGTAAGGTGAAGTAGAAGCAGTCCATTCCGTCTTTCCACAGGTTTTGAATTCCATTTCTACGTAATCACATTCATCTATATTTGTGCATTCCATCTGTAGTTGCATTTGGTGATAATAATCGTTTGGTATAGGACTCTCCTGTGTAAACTTGCGACTGATAGGACACTTAAACTCAACTAACTTCCCCCAACGATAATCTAGTCTGTCTTTCATTAACACAATTCCATCAGGAGACGCACCGATAAACTTATGAACTGGATGAACGACGCAGGTTGTATCTACGACTTCTGCTCCACCCTGAATATCTGAATAGATCTCTTTTGCTAAAGGTTCAAATTGTGTTCCCCAAATACATGCTGCTATACCCGTTCCTCCTTGACTTTCTTTTGGCCCTTCTAGTTTTCGCATAAGTAGTTCTTTCTTTGCTGATGGTGATGCTGTTTTGAATGCCTTTGTGACTTCTGAGGCAGTAATCATTTCCGAACGGCGTTGATGCCACCCTTCTGATCTTTGGTCTGCGATCCCGTAGTCGCGGAGAACCCTGAATACTGCCCTTTTCCGTTTCCATAAAATGCCAAGGTAGGTGTCCAAAAGTTTGTAAACTTGCTTTTGATAATGTTTAAAACTGTATCCATGTCTTACACAAATCTGTTTAATTTTCTTTCGCAAATGAGTACACTGGTCTAAGGGAAGCTCAAAGACTTCCATATTGGTATATTATATACAAGGGTAGTTCGTAATCCGATTTACAGAAAAGATATACAGTTAAATAATGACTTCAACCATTTCTACACAAGAAGATTGGGTTCTCCATCGATTAAATGCATTTTACACACCAGAACGATTAACATTACTTCGTGATATTCTTGCTAACAAAACCGAAATATCTCTTCGTATTTTGGACTGGTTTGTGACCAATTATTCAAAGTTGAATAATGTTTCGTATGTTTCAAAAGCAGGAAAACACGTCATAGTTTATCTAGCATACAAGTCTCATTTGAAGGCGTATAGCAAAAAGATGTTTGATCCTTTCTGCCGTCATACTCGTATTGACTTCCAAGGAATATCAACAACTGTCGGTCAATTGAACTTCTTTGCTTGGGCAATGGAAGATGATGTAATTGAATACTTATTTGCTCATCGTGATGATATTCATGCTGATATGGAAACTCGTATGAATGCTACTGGTGAACCAAAGAAGAACAGCACAGAACATACACGCAAGAAACGACACGAACTTTCTCATAGCGCAACAAAATCATTGAAAAAACATGATGTAAAAATAACAGTCTCCTTCTCATGATGAGAATATGGTATAAGGACACAATTTACATTTTTATACATTTTTTAAGTGGTATGATTATCTATTTCGTTCCGTGGACAATCATACCAATCGTAGGTTACCATTTATTACAATACTTTATGGATGTTCGATTCTTTGGTTTTCAAGGTGAAGTTCGTCATGGGAACTCAATAGAACATACCTTGGTTAAACTTCTCGAGATCTACGCGGGATATTTATTTATAAAACTTGTTTATACTCCATAATGTTATCGCTTCGTCGTAATATCGTCTATCCAGCGGAAACCGATATTACTGATTTTGATTTAGATACCGATGTAGAAGAATACAACTACGATGGTCGTCTTGTCTTTCGTGGAAACTTAGATCCACAATATTCAGATGATACATTTCAGGTGTATTGGTTATATGATGATTCAAATAAGCGTGTAGGACTAGCAGAACATCAAGGTGAAAAAGATCACCTCTGCTACTGGATTCGTGATAACGAGTTTTCTACATTACTTCAAGAAGATTGGGTTTCAAGAGACAAGACTTTATGGCACATTATGTCTGCTACTGCATTTGAAGACTGTATTCGAAACGGTTGGACTACAGTTGAATCTTTACGAAACAGAACATCTCTGACTATTCTTCGACCAAAAGATATTTTAGATTATCAAGATCCTGAAGCAGTTTGTATTCGTTGCGGTTCTGGAGGTCATTCAGGGTGCCAAATGGAAAAACATCAGGCACATTATGATGTTTTTTTTACATTATTTGTTGATGATGATGGTATTATTTATGCGCCTCCTTCAGATACCCGAGTTTATGCCTTGCGACGACGAGCAGCTGGAGCTTTAGAAGAGGATTCTGGGATTTCTACAATGGTAGGTGTAGGAGCTGCTGGAGCAGGTGATTCTGCTACATTGTCATCTACATCATAACCAGTGTTTTCTTCTTCGTCATCATTGAGAGCAGCACGAGCACCGCCTTGAATTGGTGCTGGAGCATTTTCAGAGTCATCTTCATCTTCTTTGAACATGTCGCGAGCAGTTTGACGCTTGCGCTTTGTGACTTGTACATAACTTGGTTTCCAAGTTACACCAAATCCTTGACCGATGACGTAGATGCTACCTGATGCTACAATCTTTGCTTGACATCCTTTGGTGAATGTTGAAGATAATTCACCTGGTGTGAGAGGGACATCGTTTTCTTCTTCATCAATGACTTCCATTGAGACTTTACCGTCATAGACTGGAAGTTTGAAGCGGAGAGAAGGAGGATATTTACCGTTTGGTACCCATTCACCAGCACTGCTTTTGTCAACAGATACACTTAAGAACTTGTTGAATGAGTCGCGAATGGATTCTTCACCTCGTTTCTTTCCAAACCATGCTGGAGAGTTAATGACAGCAGCTTGAATAACTGCTTCTTGGAAGTCACGAAGGAAGTTGTATGCCTTAGATACATCATCTGCTCCTGCTGCTGGTTGTTGTCCGTATGGATCACAACCTTGAAGAGAAGCTGACATTGAGTAGGATGTAGTTGTGCTTCCATCCTTGTTTTCGTTTTCCTTTACAAGACAACCTGCTGGGAAACCGAATTGTGGAAATCGAAATTGTACATTTTGACTCTTGTACTTGAATGCGACTGATACACCACCTTGCTTATTACGCTTTGGTTCAGAGAATTGAATATCGGATGCGTTGATTTTGCAGACGTTGACTACGGATTGAGCGGACATTTCTATTTCTTGGGTTATGGTATTGTATTTTCTAATTTACCGTGGATCCGTTTTGCGCTCTTATTTCCGTGTCGGATTCCAAACATGCAAAGTAAAAAAGACTGGTTACATTATTTAACGATAATCACGAATATTATTATTTTGAATTATAAATAACTTACTAGTACATGCTACTTTTTTAAAGAATTTATAAATTTTATTTTTC